CTTGGCCCTTAGGTGCTTTAGGCCTCATAGCTGACTCTGGTACAGTTTCGTATATAGGTTTAGTCATAGTTGGTGTTATACCAGTAACTTCTTTGGCTACTTTAATTTTAGCTTGTGGTATAGCTTTGGCAAATGTAACGCCTTCTAAATTAGGATATTTGCTTATCATATCTTTACCTTCAGATATTTGAATACCCTTAAAACCTAATCTATTAGCTGCACTTCGCAACATAATCTCATCACCTACATAACCTTTTATTTGACCTTTGCCTACAACAACCGCTGGTAAACCATTTGAACCAGCATTTAATAATTCTTGTACTTTTTGTGGACCCAATAAATCTTCTAGTTGTGTTCTCTGAGCAGGGTTTCTTATATCTAAATAATCATTTGTGTTAATTCTTCTAGATATAATTTGTGGTTTAGTACCTTCAGCAATTAAATCTTTTTTAACATTTTGTGCAAATGCTGGATTAGAAGTAAAATAATTATCTCCAACTCTGCCTTTTTCACCAGCCCTAAAAACAGTTACATAATTAGGTGTAGGTGCAACCTGTGCGGCTCTGGTGGCAGCAAGACTTTGACCTCTACCAAATACTTTAGATACTGCTTTACCACCAACTCTAGTTAATCCTGGTATACCAACTCCTAATGTTGTGTATACACCAGCAGCAGCAGCTATCTGCTTAGGATCTAGTTCATTGATTTTTTTGCCTTCAGATAATTGTAATAGTATGTTTTGTCCTGCACCTGATGCAGCAAGACGTGGTGCAAGTTTTGCAGCAGTAGGCAAGAAAGCAGTACCTTTTGTAAATAATTGCTTAGATAGCCCACCAGAATATACCAATGAAGCTATGTTAGTTATGTCTGAACCTAATTGGCCAATACCTTTAAGACCTCTATCGTATTCTTCCTGTGTCTGAGCAACATCAGCCATACGAGCAGCACTTATTGCAAGTGGTTTTAATACGTCACCAACAACACCAGCACCTGGTATTTTACGTAGTGGTGTTTTAGCTAATTGTTTACTTAAATCTTCAACAGCTTTTGTAGTATCAAACTTTGGTAGTTCTCGACCAGTTCCAACTTTAGCAGTCTTAAATGCTTGAGATATACCACCAAATGGACTTAAACCTGGTGTTTGAAACATAGCAGTAGCAGGTGATGTTCTAAATCTTGCAATGTCAGCTTGTGTCTGTTGAATTTGTCGTTGTCGTATAGCATCGCTTTGTCTTTGTAGGTCACCTAATGTTCTACCAGCCTGTCCTAGTACATCACGTGTAGTTCTTTGAACCATCTGACTGGGTGCTTGCAAGGCACGAGTAACAGCCCCAAAATCAACTCTTGGAGCTTGTGGAGGCCTTACTTGTGGTAACTGGACTCTAGGTATCTGTATTTGTGGTAGTTGAATTCTAGGAGGTGGTGGAGCTTGAAAACGAGGTAGGTTACGCTGTACTTGAGCAACTGCTTGCTGTCTAGCACGTTCTGCATCTTGCACACCACGAGATATAAAGCGTGGTGCTTGTTGTACTGCACGCCCAACGTTCTGTGCTGCTCCGCCTATGAACCTTCCAATTCTTCTTAGGAAGTCCATTTGTTATACTCCTGTACTCTGGCCTTGTTGTAGTTTATCGAAGTAATCTTGATAGAAAGTTTGGTCTTGACCTGACTTTTGAATTAGACCTTTACCGATAGTCTGCTTAGCAAAACTTGGAATAGAGCTTACTGCTAGTTCATCTAATTGCTTTTTAAGCATATCAGCACCCATATTCTGAGATGGTGCAATACCTTGAAGTGCTTGTACGTATTGTTGGTTAGTTCTGAGTCCAGCACGCTGTCCAGCTAATCCTTGTAGAGCTTGGTCTAATTGAGCTTGTTGAGCTTGTACATCTGCTTGAGTTCCAGTAATACTTCGTGGAGTTCTACCAACAGCTTCTTGTCCAGTTCTAAACTGTCCCATAGTAGTTTCATAAAACTTACCTAATTCACCTAGTTTGCTTTGTTTTTCTTGTTCCATCTGAGCTAGGTTTTGGTTATACACATCAGAAGCACGTCCAGCAGCTTTTGAGTAATAAGATGAGTCACCTACACCTTGAGCACCATATTGTAGTGGAAGCATACGAGCAGTTTCTTCATATTGTCCAGTTATACCTTTTTGCTGTTCGCCATAGGCCTTTTCTAATTCACCACGTTTTGATTGGGTAAGTTCTGATAAATCTCTGTATATAAGGTCATACATCTGATTTAGAGCATTAATACGATCAGATAAATTAGCAGTAACTGTAGGAGTATAGTAACCGCCGCCACCGCCGCCGCGAGACACTGTTGCCTGAGGTTGTGCTACATTTTCAGCTAGACGTGCTTGTAATTCCTGAAAAGAAACTCCAGCTGCATTTCTTGATAATGCCTGTGCTATTTCATTAACTTGTTCTGGTCCATAAGTACCAGCAATTCCTGCTATATACTTGTCTATACCACTTCTTTGTGAAAAAGTAGGTGTATATCTTGTATCTACTGCCATTATATTTTACCTTTCATAACTTATATTATTACACTTTTACACTATTGTATTTTCAAACTTGATGGCCAAGATTGTCTGTTATATGGAACGTAGGCAATTACAAATCCTAGAACTATGAAGTTCTGGTTATCACTGTTGTTGCTGATTTTAATCTTAAGTGTACGTGATTTAGTATTTACCTTAAACCTATAAGGCACGTTGTTAGTTGTGCTAGTAGATGAGGTCGTACCTGTACCACCAAATATAGGTGAGCCCATTAGTGTTGTTCCGATTGAGCCTGAGAAGTCAGTGTCAGAGCTAATACTGGTAGATTTAACTACTTGGTCATTGTCTGCATAAAATGTAACAGTAACCGAGCCAGATATCTGCCTAAACAGAATAGTTACGTCTAGCCAGCGTTTGTATTCGTCAAACTGATTAGCGTCAAAGCTTTTAGATATCCAGTAAGAATTGATAGCTGTTCCATTATTAGAATAGTTACCTTCGATTACTTCATACACTTCAGCTGAGTTATCGTCTGCAAAGTATAAGTGTCTATTGCCTGATGTATCAATAAATTCAGTCCAAGCATTGGCAGTCATATAATCTACCTTAGACCAGGCTAGATATCGTCTGTCATATATTAAAGTCTGGTTGTTATAGTCGTTACCACCTGTAGCAAATGAGCTATAAAACTTAAATTCACTGAAAATTGATGCAGCATTCATAGCTTGTGCTGGATTAATGGTCTGAATAATAGGGTTTACACGGTTTGAGAGCTCGTTAGAGCGAATAGTGTTTAGATAGTTAGGCTCATTACCAAGTACGTAGTAACCCTTGCGTGATAGGTAGAATACGTCGTTTTCAACGTTATCGATAGATTTGTGTGATACTGCACCAGTAGCTTGGGTAACCTGAGTAATTGTAGGCACACCAGTAGCAGATAAACTTAATTGATAAACAGAGCGTTCTTTGAAGATAATCACCACACCTTGATACTTAGCAAGTCCAGTAATCTTATCGCCATCACCTTTGTTGATATCAATATAGTTAGCACCAGAACCAGCAAATGTAGTTGCACCTGGGTGAGTTGTTCCGTCATATACAGAATAAAGTCCAGTTCCTGTAGGGTTGGTATTAGTAAAGTCACCAGGGTTAGTGGTGTTATCAGATACATAAATTCTATTGGGCTGTGTGGCTACGCCTGAAGCGATTTGAAAGCCTTGATACCAAATAGAGAATGAAGCCGAGATTGTAGTAGTTGGTCTGGTTAGGGCTAAAGATGAATCAAGCTGGGCACCTGCTTCTTGACCGTTCCAGATGTATAAGTTGTTATCGCATTGTGTGAAGTTTACTTCTTTATTTGCTGTAAAGCTTGCACCTGAGATAGCAGTCCAAGTAGAGCCGTTTAAGTATTTAAGAGATGTTCCATCGACAGTTAATAGGTATTTGTTACCTGCAACTGTGTAGAACACGCCCATACCTTTAGGATTGTTACTAAGTCCAGTACCAACAGATTGAATACCAGCTGATTTAGCAATACAGCCAGATTCAACAAAAGATATGTTATTCAAATCAGAAGCTTCAGCATCATTGATTAGAGTATCAGATACTAAATTATTTAGACCTTTACCTGGGTTTTTAACAGTTATTTCAGGCAGTCTAGCTGGAGTTCGGCGGCGTGGTATTCTGACCGCCATCTTACCACTCCTCTACTTGACCTGTGAAACTATCATTAAGTTCCATAACAGATACAGCACGACTTGCTGGTCTGTTACGTTGTTGTCTTGCAATAACTTCTTCAAGTTCTGCCTTAAATAGAGCTTCGTCCTGTGCGATATCTGCTAGTGGGTTTTCTGCTTGCCTGTAATAAACAAGTGCAGCACGAGCAATAACCATACTTGATGGGAATGTAGTAGATACTGAAGCGTTAATAGTTGGAGCTTTCTGTAGGTATCTAACAGTTACTGCATTAACGTTATCGCGTGTAGTCATAGTGTAGTCACCTGCAGATCCTGTAAGCCAATACTTATAATCACCTGTTAGAGCGTCATCTTGCTCTTCGTAAGGAATCTTAGAAAATACGTAGTCATCACCAGTACCTGAGTTAATAGTGCGTACATCTAATGCAGGGGATTCACCAGCATCACTAGGTAGTGTGCCTGAATAAAAGCCGTTATTAGCTGCTGTAAGAGATACAGTTGCTAGTGCGTACATTTCATCAAAATCATAAAGTCGAGCTATTCTTTCAAGCCCACGTTGTATGAATTGTTTTCTATCGTCTATACCGCTGGTTGGCACTGAGGCCTCACCAAGCAAATACGACATATCTTGTAATACTTCTGTCTGAGTTATTGCTGCCATATTCTTATTATAGAGTTTTTACTTTAGTATTTGCCGATTGCAAACTCTGGGAATGTCTTTGCTAGTTTAGCTGTAATCTTTTCACCGTGTTTGGTGTTTTTTACTGGGAAGTTGTCTGGGTCTACTACAGATAGTATATCCTCGACCACTACAGGCATTCTAAGGCCTAGACGCATACTACCTGACTCGTTGGCACCGTGTTCGTTAATAAGTGCCTCACGTGTTGCCTTATTGTCTTTTATGATAGCTAATACTTCCTGAGCAATAGTAGGATTAGATTTAACTGCTAAATAAACAGATTCTTTCCAGAGTTCTGGCCCACTATATTTATCCACCAACTTACTAATTTGATCTTTTAATGTGTTTTCCATTAAGTCCTCCATCGAGAACTCCGAGGACGCTTAAATCTGTGGAGTTCTCTAGCAAACCTTAAAGGTGAGCAGTTCCCTCAAAAGAGCTGTTCTGAGCTAGGTATTCTAGGGTGACTTCACCTTCGATCATACCTTTAGTAGCAGAACCAGTCTTAGCAAGAGTTACGTGTTCTGGTTCACGCAAGTAAGCAACACGGAACTTGTCAGGTTGGATACCCAAGATATCTGCATTAGTGTCACCACTAACAGTCATATATCTGTGTAGTCTGATTCGGAATACACCGAAGTCAGAGTAATAAGTATCAACAACGTTGTGCAAAGTTTCGTTTTCGCTAGTGCTGAAGCGAGTAGTGTTAGCAGTGAAACCGCTAATACGTCTCTTCAACCTTGAGCCAACAAGAATGTCAGTAGGTTCACCACCTTGGTTCCAAGCATTCTGCATATAGTCGTTAAGGATGTTTTCTGATAGAGAAACACCTGACTGTGCAGTAGCGTTGGTAGTGATGGCGGCCTTTAGACCAGTCATTGTTCGAGCAGCAGAACCAGTACCTGTAGCTACGGTTGAACGTAGTAGGTTAAACTCTGCATCGTTTGCCCACTCTTTCATAGCCTTTTGCATTTCGTAAGCGTAACGATCTTTGAAACCAGGATAGTTTCTTGCACGCTCAGTATCAGTTACTGAGAAATCGATACGTACGATTTGGGTTTGGTTCTGAACACGAGTTGGGTTGGTTCGGTTAGCAAAAGAAGCGTCTGAACCTTCAACAACTGATTGAGCAGCTGGAGTCTTTAGAGTGTCAGTTACCCACTCGTGAAGAGTGTTGGTAGCACTAGAACGACCTAGCAAGCTCATCAAGCCATTTTCTACTGGGCTTATGTTCGTAATGATGTCTAAAAGACTTTCTTTACGAGCATTTGAATCGTATGTAAATACTGATGCCATAATTTTTACCTCGAGTTAGTTGATTTAATACTGGCTCAAGCTCGACCTACTTGAGCGACTTACCATTGGATAAGTCCAAATGCGTTAGCATTCTTATTATTCGCCAATTTTTATATCACCGCTGTCGATTAGAGTCTTTAGCAATTCGGTTGTAGCTGTATCTTTTTGTTCTCTAGAGTTAGCACTTGCTACTCGAGTTCTAAGTTCAGCTTGTGGAGTTGCTGTTGCGGTATTTGAAGCAGTTTCTAGTACAGCACTTTCTTGAATGCGTACGTTATTCTGTGCCTGCTCCACGCCCATCTTCTTAGCTTGTCCAATCTTATTAAAGATTTTATCAGCTATTGCCTTAGGTGAAGGGTTTTTCTGGCCATTAGTGGCTACCCATTCGCCCCAGCGAGCGTTCTTAACCATATCCCTAAGCTCTTTATCTTGCTTTAGTTCTGGATAGCTTGTTTCAGCTTGTTCCCATAACTTCTGCTCTTTAATTTGCTCTTGGGCTTCCATACGAGCTTGTTGCCTGGCGACCTCTGTTGCTTGTGTAATCTGTTGATTAATAGCAGCAGCGAAAGCGTTCGGGTCTATATTCCCTTCAACGTCTTGTGGCAAGTTGCTCCAGTCGAATGGTTGTAACTCTGGTGCTTGACCGTAGTTTGGTAAGGTATCCAATTCGACTCCGTCATCTTGAACTTGTTCTTGAACTGGTGCTTGCACTGGTTCTTGAGCATACTCTTGAGTTGGCTCTGCTTGAGCTGGTGCCTGTGTAGGTGCTTCTGCCTCAGGAGCTTGTGCTACTGGTGCTTCTACTTCCACCTCAGGTGCCTGTACGGGTTGGTTAGTTTGTTGTTGTATAGGTGCTTCAGGTTGTGCTTGTACTTGTGGTACTTGCTCTTCCTGCATAGGTTGATATGATTGCTCTTCCATTTGTTCCTCCATTTAATTTGTCATTTATACAATGAATATAACCCATTTACAAAGTTACTCTTTGCGGATGAGTTTTCCCACTGGGCATAGCTTACATTTAATACCGAAATAGAAGTCGGTGTCTTCTGTTGGGTCTGGTTCCCACTTGTGCTCACAGTTAGGGTCATTGAGCTGAACCATATCTTCTTTCTTTATAATTGTAGTTTCACCCATTACTGGCTGGCCTTCTGCATCGAAGCCAGCTACTTCTGTTATTGTAAAGTCACTATTGTTGTCCATTGATAAGAGCTATACTATCGGCAGCTTGAACACCATTACGCTCTATCGCATCGAATGCGTCCACCACCATTCGTATTCCTTCTATTTTGTATCTTAATTCTTTATATGTTTCAAAATCTACTGGTTCATCGTTCATAAGCAGGTTAGTTAGATTACCAATTAAGCCTAGCATTGTTGATTCAATAATATCAAACTCTGGCTGTTCTTTAAGAACACTTAGTTTAGTAGCTTTATCTAGTGCTTCTTGATAAGCCTGTAATTCGTTGGATGCCATTAGTACATACCTCCCATATTAGTTGGTTGTTGTGGCATTTCTGGTCCCATCATATCTTCTGGTGTTTGGTTTTCCATTTCCATTTCCTGTTCTGGCATTTCCATTGGTGAACCCATTCCGCCTTCAGCAGCCTGTTCTTCTTGCTGCATTTCTTCTGGTTCTTTGATAATAGATTCTTCGGTGTTAATACCAAACTTATCACTTAGTTGTTCTACTAGTTCTTCAAAGTCTAGTGTTAATGGCTGGGTAGCACCCTGTGTAGCTTGTGCCTGAGCCGCAGAGGCTTGCTGTAACGAAAGAACTTGCTGAATGTACTGTAAGTATGTGTTTCTTTGGTCTTCTTTGCTTACAGGCTCCATAGAAGCGTCATCGATACGTAGTTCCATATCACCTTGTAGCATAGCTGGGTGAATTTTTTCTACACCTTTACCTGTAGATACTGCAACTGCTCTGTCCATATACTGCTGGTTGTTAGATAACCACATAGTACCAATCTGTTTAATAGACTGTTGGAAGTTAGAACGCATAAATGCAATCATATCGCCTGCTGCTTGCTGTAATCGGATAATACCAGTAGCTGTACCTTTAGTTTGGTCGGTAGCTGATCCAGTGGCACCTGTAGCGTATGAAGAGATTGTAGAGTCTTCTACGGCCTTTTGAAGTACCTGCATTACGTTGTTTACTGAGTTAGGGTTAGGTTGTGGCATTGTGAACTGGGTTGGAGCTGTACCTTGATAAGTAACCTGTCCACCTGGCTGTACAACAAAGTTAGATACACGTGAGTTTTCAGGTATGAGATACATTCCGTCTACAGATAGGTTCCAGTTGTCCATATAGTGGTTCCATACGTCATTAACTGCACTCTGTAAGCGTTCTGTTAGTTCAAAGATACCTTCACCCCAGAAGTCGAATGGTCGTTGCTTAACAACAAATCGTACTAGAGGGTATTTACCGTGCCAGTATGGGTTAGATTGTTCACGTAGTTCAATCCAAGCCTGACTCTTACCATTCTTAGTGCCAGCATCTGCATAAGTGCAAATCTTGTCGCCTTCATAACATTCATACACAGCTACGTAATCTACAGTTTTATCAGTTACGATAGGGTCTTGGTCGTTAGTTAAGCGGTTACGTGATTTCTTATATTGTGCAAACTGGTCAGCTTCAGCACGAGAGTTTTCTAGTTTATCTAGGTTCTTGTAAATAACTTCGCTTTTATTCATAGCCTTTAACTGGTCGATAGTCTTGTATTCCTTGATGATTACCCAAGGTGCTTTGTATAGGTTAGTTGAACCTGGAGCAACAAATACGTTAAAGATGTTTACTGGTACTAGATCGTTGCAACCATATTTAGACTCAGTAACTTTTTCTTTTGTTAAATCGACAGTACCGTCATCAGATATAACACGTTCGTATTTCTTTTTAGTCTTTACGTGCCAAGGAACCTTAGCGACACCTGTTCCTGTTACAACTGCATCTACTAAACAGTTAAGTAACTTATCTCTGATTGGTTCGTCTAGGGTTGGGTTGTCATAGTCGTATTCAAGTTTAAGTTGCATCTTTCGAGCCATTTCGGTCAATGCTTCAGTGCTAGCGTCTGGGTTACGTAGAGCTACTTCAAAGCCTGGTTTAAGACCAACGAACTTAGCAATCAAGTTCCAAGCCTTACCAGCCAATACTGGAATGAAGATTTTAGATCTCCATACAGCGATATTAGTATCATCAACAGTAGCGTACATAAGTTTGTACCACTCAGAAAACTTCTTAAACATTGTTTCCTGGTTATTTACTGCTATTTGGTATCTTTCTTTCCACACCTGGCTCTGTGGTGTGTTTTCAGATATTCTTTTGCTCTTCTTGTCTTTCTTCATAATTTATATTCTACCTATTTTATAGCAGCTAGTTCAGCATCGTCTGCTGCGTCTTGTAACACAAGCCCCTTTTGTCCAGAAGTGTATGTATCACTATCACTCCAAACTGCAATACGAGATTGTTCGGGTATGGATGAATAGTCGGCTGCTACAATAATTGGACTAATATGCCCTTCGTCCCACAAATCTAATCCTGCTACCTTATTGGTAAGTCCAGCGTCATAGATATCATCTAAAAACGCATAAGCACCTGCAGTTGATGTAATTGCTGTTATAACTACAGTTGCGTATCTACTGTCGCTAGAGGTGTAATTAGCAGTCAGTGTCCAAGGTAACCAAGCACCTGTTGTTGTTGCCATTGTTACAGTATCGTCGGGTGTATCGGTAAGCAGAGTATCAGGTAAGTATAAATCTACTTTTAATGTTCCAGAGCTAAATGTTGCATTGCGATATAAATAACCAAACACTTGTACCTGAGACGAAGGGTTGGCTGGTACTTTGAATGTCATCGTTGCACCAGTAGTAGCGTTTTCAGGTTTAATCGCTACAGCTAGTGAGCCTGCAGTCCTTACAGTTGTATCAGTTAGCCCTGAGCCACTTGACCAGAACGAGCCTTTATTGGAATACCAGCGGTGAGATGATGAATTAGTTCCAAAATCTTGGAATGCTATATCTGAACCATCAAGCTGGTTTAAGTACCCACTTATTAGAGTGGCAGAGGCAAATGTACAATCCTTAAATAATGCCGTGTTGTAAGTGGTAGTAAGAGTTAAGATATCTATTACATTGGTAAATAGCGTTCCAAAACTACAATTAGTAAATAATATCTCTACTCCTGAGCTAAAATAAACTCCATTAGTTCTGGCGGCGTTTACTGTGCAGTCATTAAAGGTTATGTTATTTGAACCACTTACATATATAGCACTAATTGCTGCGGTGTTAGAGCCATTAGCTCCATAAGAGTGGCAATCGTTAAATGTAATGTTTGAGGAGTTTACCCTGACTGAGAATGATGTACCACTTACAGCAGCACCTGCTCCACCAAAATCTAAACAATTTTCAAAAGTTTGATTTGAACAGGTTAGTGTACCAATGGCAGCATTTGAGGTGTTAGTACAAAGATTATTATAAGCAACTACACCTGTAATTGTAGCGGCTGTAGTACAGTCGTCAATGTTTAGGGTATTTCTTGAGGCTGCTGAGTTTTGATATAAGACTGCCTTGTCCATAGTATCTACGCTGGCGGCTAGAGTCTTGAAGTTAAGTCCATGTGCTGAGGCTGCACTAGAGTGTTCCCAGCGTGTAAGTCCAAAGTCTGATGTTAATAAAGTGCTTTGTGAGAATACCTTATACCCTCTAGTCGTTGTAAGAGGCTTTACAACGCAGTTTCTAGTTAAGTTAGCTATATGTACTCCAGCAGCGTGGGTATAGGTTAGAGCAGCTTCTGCACCTCCAGGAGTACTGCTTAATACAAATGATGTAGATGAGTTTCTAGTTTTTACATATCTTATTTCGTTTTGGTTATATGCAGTTGAAGTACCGATTACTATTTCATCACCGACATCAGCGTCCCAGCCTGTAGATACGATTAGTGGGTTTGCAGCTGTACCTACACCTGAAGCGTACTTAGTTGAAACTATATAATCTGCTCCTGTAAATGTAAGCTGACCGCCCCTGTTGCTTCCAGATGTGAAAATACCAAACTCACCGTTAGTTGTGTTGCAGTCTATTGTCAATGTAGATACTTTTGTTTTATCTGAAACATTACCAGACCAGTTAAAACTTCCTGTGCCAGAGCATATGATAGAACCTCTAACTGTTAGAGAAGTTGATACTGTAGTGTCTGCTGAAACACCACCACCAGTTCCAATAGTCATAGCTGCTCCCATTGTAACTGCAGTTCCATCTTGCATTGTCTTATCTGTACCTGAACCAACTACATTAGCAACAGCTCCAGAGAATACAAGTTGTTTGGCTGTAAGCCCTGAGTTGTGAAAGCCAGCTACCCATACATCATCATTGGCTGCTAAAGCTGATGCTGTGTTATAAGTTGTAGTTGTCAGAAGTGTTGTTGTAGTTGAACCAAGAACTGAACCTGATGTACTTCCTGAGCTATACACTTTAATTCTGTAAGCTGAGGCAGTCAGAGTTGCATAAGTATATGGTGTTCCAAATCTAGCATAATTCCAGCCTAGCTTGATATCTGCGTTGTTCATTGTCGCACTGGCTTTTGTAACAGTAGACTCTTGTAATTCAACAATTACATTTATAGTAGTTGGAATAGTCGCAATATATATCCAAGCACCAGTAGCTGCATTGACTAAGTTAGGTGCAGTAAATCCAGGGCTAGTAACACCAGCTGCAGTAATGTTCTGAGTAGTAGTAGTTACAGTACCTGTTCCGACGTGAGTATCAAATACTCCAGCAGATACAAAAGTTCTAAGTGCCATTAGACTATTTCCGTTCCGATTTCAATATCTTGTGATACTTGATATTCTGCTGCAAATGCGTCTAATTTGTTCTTAATCTCAGCTTCTGCGTGAGAAGGTATAGCTTCTACTACTTGGCTAGTAAGAATAGCTTGGTCATCATCTACAATATCAAATATAAACTGCTGTGTAAGGTTTAGTGTAAGTTCTGACTTTGATGTTATTATTGCTTTCATTATTTTTACTCCTTTCTAAAATGCTGTCGCATAATCTGTATAAGTTTGACTTGCTCGGTTAGTCCACGCTGTGCTATATGTAATTGCACCTGTTACATACTCAAATTTTTTAGTTGCTATTGTCTTTCTCATAATATACCAAAACCCATCATCTCTTTGGAAGCCAAAGTATTTATAAGTAGCTGTTGCTTCAATATCTGCAATGGCATATCTTTCAGTTGGTTTGGCATAAGTTACATCTTGACTACTGGTTGTGCCAGCAGCCCAGCAAGCTGTTGATAATGTTAGTACAGTGCTTCCACCAGTATTCTTTTTTATATCCATTGTCATTGGAAGATTAGGCTCAGCAATACTTGGTATAGTAGCACTATTTGGGTGTTTGATAATGTGGAAGGTTACCCACTCGCCATCTGGGGATAGTATTTCATAGTAAATTGGTGCTGCACCTAACCACCCAAATCTAATTCTAAATAAGTTGTCTTTAGTAGGGTCTAATGCTTCTGGTGTGCCATTTCTTGTAAAGCTAGAGCCTGTCTGTCCAGTAAGAGTATCTTCACTAAAACTTGCCTGAGCTATTGTGGTGTCTGCTCCACTGGTTCTTTTGGTTACACCAAATGATGTACCTTCATATCCTATAAAGAAACCATTGTCATCATCATAAAGACCTATTCTTTGATAAGAGTTAGCAATACCTGTAGTAAAAATAGTAGTAAATGCAGCA